TTGATATCCATATTCATCAAGTTTTGAGTCGTTACCCTCAATTGTCTGCCAAGAGAAATTAAATGGCATACGAGTCTGCTGATGAATGGATAGACCTGGCATAATTGCTTTAGATCCATCACATTCCTCAAATTCATCTGGTCTGTCATATGCTTTGATAGTTCCACCAAATGTTTCAACACCACGTAATCCTAAGTATTTGTTATTGTTAGCATAGAACTTATTTTCATCAGCTCCTGCTGGTGTAGCTGTTACACCGATTAAGCCATTCCAAGCAACTGCCTTCGCTTGGCCTTTTACTTGAAGAATACCATGACTTGTTCCGGTAGTATAGATGTGCTTATCAGCTTCATCCCAATTTAATTTAGCCATTGTTTACTTTCCTCCATTAATAATATAGTAATAAATGTGCTTGATTTAACCCATCATAAGTATTAAAGTTTTCGATTGAGCATTTATTCTTAAAATGTTCTAATACATCCGCTTCTAATTCCAAATCCGGGTCTTGATATATGCATGTTATCTGATACGCTTTGAATCCTAAGTATCGACCATTGTTGGCATACTCATCAAGATCTCTACGTCTCTTATAGATAATGCATGGATATTTTATACTAGATCCATCAGGAGGAGAATAATAAACCCGATTATCATTCCCCAATATGGATGCTAGTTCTTCGTGTAAGGCTAGTCTTTTAGTTAGATTGTTCATCATGCCAAACCCCTCCTATCATTATTTCAATTCTTGGAGGAATTGCTTTGACTGATTCTACCTTCCATTTTGACCCAGCCCACTCTACATACGCAATCGATGAGAGGTGCTTCTTGATATATGAGTCTGATATAATACTGAACTTATTACGAACATCGATGTTATCATTAATGTAGTTAGATTTATTACGATATACCGTATTTAGTAAAACGTCCATATAGTATTCTCGTTCATCAGTAACTGGTAGGTAGACCCCTGGTCTTATTGCATCTGTTCTAACAAATCCTAGAATTCCTCTATGTTTCATAAAGCACCTCTTATCTTGCTAATTAAATAGTCTGCTCAACGCCCTTATTTACAATTTCACCAGTCTTCTTACTGATATCATAAGAACCTGGAACTGCTGTGTAAGGTTGATCAGCCTTATTAGCCAATACAATTGCACCATATGGTACAGTCATAGCACCAGAGCAACGACCTTCTAATAGGTACTGCATCTGGTTGTAGTTCAAGTCGAAGTCATCGAACATGTTCAATGAACCACCCTTATCAGAACCGATGTTATAACCCTGTCCGCCAAGTGTTACAGAAGTAATCTTACCGCAAACTTCATCTGGTACTGGAACAATCTTGCTAACTTGTAACTTAACAGCTAACTTGTCAACGTTCTCATATAGATCACGACCGGTTGTGTCTGTTAATAGTAATAACTCAGTTAACATAGACTGACGAATGAACATCTTGATTTCGCCCTGTCCACGATAGTTAGCCATAGCCTTAACGTGAGCAACGATGAATGCCTTAGCAGCAGCTGTGCCTGTTCCTTCGAAGTTATACTTCAATGAGAATAAGTCAGCATCCTTAGCTACTGGACGAATCTTTGTTTCATCAATCTTTTCCTGAGCTAAGTCTTCACGACCATCACCGAATAAGCCGGCACGAGCAATTTCTTCGTTAATCATTAACTGCATTTCGCCCTTTAACCACATAACTACATCGAAGTCTGTGATATCGAGAACATCATCACGATCTAATTGCTGCTTCTTATAGATAGTGAATGGTGTAGTTGTTCTCTTGAGTAACTGGAATACTTCGTTAGCCTTCTTGTTACCCTTTACGAAACCTCTAGCACGTGCTTCATCTGCTGTAATGTTTGCAAATGTAGACTTGATACGTGAGAATGGTGTCTTATGAACAAAGTTTAAGAACTCTGTTACCCAATTCTGTTGGCGAGCAATGAAATCTGGTGTAGAGCTAATGTTCTTAGCATCTGGGAATAATACACCAATGTTCTCCATACCATACTGAGCAGCGTGTGCTAAGAATGATTCCTTTAAGGATCCGCCATACTTATTAACGTCCTTGAAAGCATCGTGCATTAGTGTTTCAAAATCTTCCTTTGTAACGGAAGCGTCGTTGGAATCTTTGTTTTCGAATACATTGTATTGCATATCTTCTTCTCCTAGTCCGGAATGTTTAACATCTTCCTCATCGTCTTCTTCATCTTCATCGTCGTCATCAAGTTCTCCATTTTTTGTGTCTTCAATCGCTTTTCCGATAAGAACTTCCATGACTTTACGTTGTTCATCGTTAAATGTCTTTAAGACATCTCCGATTGTTTTTTCGCCTGATTCTTCTTTCTTTTCTTCAGGCTTTTCTTCTGGTTTCTTCTTATTCTCTTCCATAGAATCTCCTTCTTTATCTGATTCACTATCGGAATGAACTAATGATAATTCTACATTATCACTACCTACTTCATAGATAAATTCATCTTCGACAATGGAAACAGAGTCACCGTGTGCAATGGCTACATCTGTAATAACAGCGCCTGGATTAGCTCCTGATAGAACCAAGCTAAGCTCTCTAATTACACCATGTAGGACATTACCACCTTGCTGTTTAAGACCGTTGGCATAAATCGATAATGACTTAATGTCTCGGTTCTTAAGCAATTCTTTTGCGCGTTGTCCCATAGGGGATTCATTAAGATACCCATATGTGAATACGCCTTCTGGACGATTTTCTAATACAGCATGACCCAATACAAGATCTGGACTTGAATGGTCGTGTTGCCATACTAGTGGAACTTCAGCGCCATCTTGTGCACTAAAGGCATTTGCTTTAATCGTTCTACCATCTGAACAAGGTAGATCGTTTTTAGTCGCCCAACCACAAAAATCGTATTTTTTATTTTTTGGCATTCTCTTCTCCTTTCCCAATAAATCATTAGTGTGTAAAATGTGTGTTTGTTTTAATCGGCTGCGTTATTAGTCTTTACCAGTGGTCAAATAAACTTCCATTTTGAAACTAAACAGAATCTACTGGGACATCTAATGTATCAGACGGTGTCTCTACATCTTCTTGGTATTCATCTTGATACTCATCTAGCGGCGGTTGCATACCGACATTAGCCTGATTGATGTTTCTATTTCTTAACTCATTAGCAGACGGATCGTCAGATGGTTTATAGCCAACAATACCACGTAATTCGTTTGGTGATAGAATTTCGTTTCGAGTAAATTTATCTGCAATATCAGCAATTTTAGACACGGGAGTCAGCTCGAACGGATTTCTATAATAAACGATGTCTTGGTTTTGTGTACGGGCAGTCTGACTTATAAACTTTCTACTAAACTCGTCTCGGATAGCTTTTGCAACGGGACCAACTGTTCTAGAGTAGTAATTTGTCATGGTCTGCTCGTCGGCTGTACCATCCATAATGGCTTGAGTTATACCAAGCTGAGAATACAACATATCTTTTAGTTCTTTAATGTTATCACGAATACCATTATCTATAGCACGGTTCAATTGAGTAATCTTTTCATTACTTCCTATATATGCTATACCATAAGGGTTCGATCGCATCTGGTTAGTCATATCAGCTATTCTAGCATTAGCTTCTGCTGATTTAAGCTTTCCAGATACAGCGTATGGTAACTGAACTACCATATTCATTTTGTCGGATGCAATTCGTTCGTCGAATACATCTCCTAAACTAAGCTTGTTCATGAGACGCTTTGCTACAGATCCATTTGCATTCATTATGCGATAATACGGATTCTGTATGATTGCTACTTTTTTCTTATTGAACCGCATCTGCTCAAATACACCAGTATAGGGATTATATATCTCAACATCCACACTATCTGGATACCAATTAACAGCTTTACCAACTCTTAACTCAGTTGGCATCCAAGCATCTGTGTCTTTGGGATTTATAGTAGCAACTGTCGGAACCACAACAATACAACCTTCATCAAACATTGAAACAACGGTGTCTTTTATTAAGTCTCTACCAGTCTGATCTAGATTAGCTGATAACGATAGGCACGTGTCCAACTTTGATCTAATAGTTTTCTTAAATGACCCATTTTCATCAATTTCAGCATGATGGAATGTAAGCATTGATACATCAGTAGCAATTCTATCATATACTGCCGTTACGACCGACTTCTCATTTCCACCTCGAACATATCGTATATCTGGACGATAAGTCGATATAATCCCGCCACTACTGCTTGTATATGGCGTTGGGTCTTTATTCATAAAGGCATCCCAGGCATGTGCTAGCCTAGTGCCAAATTTTTCTTTGACCATATAATGCCCTCCAGTACTATCTCTTCATTTCTGCGTTATACTTACTTAGGAATAAAGCTCCCGCTGACCCTGATTGAGCATCGTATCTACTAAGTTTTTGACCATATGCAATTTTCAATGCTTTTCTAGCCCACTTACCAGCTTTTTCTCGACGCTTAGTGGCTTTATAAGTTAGCTTAGCAGCTTTACCTTCAAACTTCATAGCCTTCTCAAATTTACCACGAGCTTTAAGCTTAGCCGCCTTGTAATTTAATTTAGCGGCTTTAATGTCGTATTTGTTTCCTTTGCCTAAGAGTTTGTTGTATTTATCATACGCTTTTGTCATGGTTCTTTCACGATTGCGCTTAATACCCCATTTCATACCAAGGACGCCAAAGTGATATAATTCTTGAGTATCGTTAATATTTTCCATCTTTGTAATCCCCCGGGTTATATCTATCACGAGCAATGCGATTATCACTATATTCACGTCTAGACGCATAGCCGATTGAGAATAAATTCAGAGACATTGCTTCATTACCAACAAGCCACGATCTGATTCTACCAAACTTCTTACCTCTAGATTCGTTGTATTTAAGTGAACCATACGAACCCATCAAAGCCGACTTAACGATTGATTTTCCAAGATTCTCTTTCATTACTTTCGATAAAGTAGATTTTTGAATCTTTGGGTATAATCGTTGTGCTGCTTTAATTCTCGCATCTGCTTTAGCACCCTTAATCATTTTACGACGATCCATAAATGATTTTAAATCTGTTACTTTATTCTTTGACTTAATTTCTTTTATACGATTTTTAGCTCCATGCCTATAATCTCTAGACAACTTAACACCCCATCGCATACCTAATACGCCAAAGTGATATAATTCATTACTATCCATAATTACCACTCCTATTCAAATAAATCTCGATTTTGTTTAAATGCAACATATGCATCTAAAAGCGCTGCTACATTATCGATCTTGTCTTCACGACGTTTTTTCGATAACTTTCTATTACCATTACTATCTTCGAATGTAATACAGTTACCCATTGTAAACTGCATTATGGACTGATCGAACAATAATGATCTTCTTTCGGCCAATGTCTTTAACTCGCCTAATGGGACCGATTCTGTCTTGGCTCCTTGTGGAACTTTAACAACTCCATAAGGACTAACGTCGATAGCCCATTTTTCAACAAACTCCTTAGCGTTATATGGGTCATATCCAAACGCTCTAACGTCGTATTCTGAAGATGCAATATACTGTATCAAATCATCATATACTCTGTTTAGATCTAGAATTGATCCCGGTAAAACAATAAGAGTTCCTTCATTAATAAACTCTTCATATTTAACTCTAGAGGCACCCGGTAGCTTACTTAGCGTATACTCCGTAATGTAACTTCGACACTTGATTCCAAACTCTTCTTGTCTCAATGGAAACAAAAAAGTAAAAGCACAGAAGTCATCACCTTGCGATAGATCGGCTCCCATCGTACATGGCATCTGCCAGAATTCTTTGTGTCGATGTGGTTTTGTTTCTTCATATGTAAAGAAGTAAGTGAAACCCTCCATAGGCAAACCGAATCGCTTTGCTAAAATGTCGTTTCTTAGAGCAGGATTGTGTTCCGCCTTCTCAACTGCTTGTTGGTAAACTTCATATGGTACTGTAAGACCTAGATTAGGATTACATTTCAACCACATAGATGGGTCACCAACTTCCTTTATGTCGTCTAGTTTATACCAGAAGATAGAAGTAAACGGGTCATAGACTTCTCCTCTAAGAATCTTTAATAACTCCATTTTGATTGAGTCACCTGGACCATTACGAACAGTACCTTCTGAGCTAATACATACAACAATGTAGTCATCGTACTTAGATCCACCTTGCTCTATTGCTTCAATGGGGTTTTCTCTAATGTCTCCAGACAACCATTCATCAACGGTAGCACTCTTCAAACGAAGACCTTGTAGCTTATCGATGCGCATTGGTCTTATTTCAATCTTACCACCTGTCAATCGATTTTCAATACCGTCCTTAACCTTAACCAGTTTAGGTTGGTTCTCTTTGTTACCAGTGGTATTATTCACAGAACCGTTTGTTAAGAATTTCAAAACAGGGCCTGGCTTTTTTATCATCGACAATGTCAATGTAGCCATTACTTCATCAGCTTGTCTTAATGTTGGAGCAACACAAATCTGTCCAATTGATACTGGATCACATATAAGTTCATATGCTTGGATTGTTCCTGCATAGACTGATTTTGATGCACCACGTGAGACAATTATGTACTGCATATGAGTCAATCGTTTCTTAATCCGTTTAGTCTCATAATGAGTTCCTCGACCATCCTCATTTGGAACTGGCACAGATCTTTCTATAAAGTAGTACCAGCCATATAAGTCTTCAGCCCATAATTTAAATGATGGGAGCACGTTTATTTTACCACCATCAGTCAATACTAATTCGTTTTCAACAAATCTTATATAGCCATCAACGGCTGATTTATCATAGTATATATTCGGGTCAGCTATCTTAGCATCTATACGATTCATCTGCATTTCGATCATCTCATTAACAGGTATTTCGCCGTTTATGACAGCATCACGAAATTGCTTATAATAATAAGGATACTCAGTGTTACTTAGCATTCTTGTCTAAAAGAGTAGATAGCTTAACGGCCGCTTCAAGGAATTTAGTTCCAGTTTCAACATAACTAGTAGCAGTTGTAATGTATCTCAATGGTTCTGTCGAATGACCATCGACGTATCCTCTTAACATGCTATCCTGCTTGAAGCGATTCAAAGCGTCATCCACTTCTACTTTCGAAAATTCATACTGATGCTTTCTCAAAAGATCGGGATTTCTTAAAATCTTTTCTCTTTCGAGTTTTTTATTTTTCGCTTTCTCTCGACCCTCTTTTAATTTGCGGAGTAGCTTACGTTTTTTCATCCACGTAATTACACCCCACTTCATTCCTTTTACGCCACTATGATAAATGACTTCACATGTATTCTCCATGTTCCACCTCCATAATAATACTGGATTCTAATTCTCCAAGAACTCTACGATTAGCTTCGGCAACAGTAGAAATGGTCGACGGATCAAACATCTCTTTAACCTTAAGAATCATAAATGACTTTATGGACGATAGATTGTATTCGTTTCCAATATAGTCAGCCCATGTCTCTTTGTTACTCTCAATGTGATAACCTCTTCTATTTACACCTAACCTATATAATATCTGAAACACAGTATTGGCACAAGTAATTACTCTCGAGTCAAAACTAGTATCAGACGGATCGATGTCGATCCCTTCTTTTATAGTATCTAAAATACTATCTGACATACTTCCTGCCATATACTATCTCCTCCATGGTATCATATCATTTTCATATCGTTCTATTGGTTGATCCCCTATCAATAAACTACCGTCTCCATAATGTATTTGATCGTGTGTCAACTTCGAACTACATATTAAATTTTCTGGATCTAACAATTTAGCAGATCCGTTTAAAAGATCTTCTTTAGTTATCGGGTTTATGTGATGAACTATAATTATTCCATGTATAGGTCTATCCTTAACTCCCAGATCACACCCATTATCTCTAACTATAACAAAATCACGAACCCTAAGCCATTCTGGTGATTTATAGAACATTTGATTTAAGTATCTATCGCACCCGAACGTTTCGTCACCTACTCGTTTATCACCTAATCTAAGATACTCGAATCGAGCCATGAACCCATCTAGTTCGGAAAGCTCTGAATAGCTTTTAATAGTCATTCTCAAGCTCCTCACCTTTACTAGGTCTATAAGATCCCATAGCATCGATTGCTTTCGTATAAAGTTCGGCAATATCTTTCTGTGATTTGATTGCTTCAGCTTTTGCCTTAAGCATTTCTGTTTGATAAACAAGTTCTTGTTTTTCTAATTCAGCCATAGATGATCCAAGTTTTAAAAAATGGACAATGACTGATGATTTAGCAGTACCTTCTCGCAACTGTCTCTCAGCAAGATCAACCGCAAGAGATACAAGTTGTTTCTCTCTTCCGTCAGGAGTTCTAGCTGGTGGCAGAACTCTGTCAGATTCGCTCTTAATTCGTCTCATCTAGAACTTCACCTCTATTTCTGCTCACTTCTATCTAGAAATCTAATGGTCTATAACACTTTTGAACACTTTAAGGATAGATATGCCCGAGTGAAGTACACTTTATGACATTTATGTAAGCCTGAATTGAAAGGAGAATATATGACAAAATCATTAACAAACGCTGATATTTCATTCAGAATCGAACTGATTAATGATCTTATTAGTGATCTGAAGGAATACCATGCTATGTCTTTATTAGGAACATCAGCAAGAGTTCGAATGTCTTTAACGTTATTAAAGAAAAAGACATTAGAGAATATTCATGCTAATTTGGAAAAAATTAATGATACTAAGGAAGACCGTTTTAAAGCATCGCTTCGATTAATTCGAGAGGTATTGAAAGAGTATGAATAATATAGAGGTAGTATTCCATGGAACCGATTCATTAATTATTCGCAGTAATGGATATAGCGATGTTTGGAATATGGTGCGACTATTGAATAGTAATCAGCTAGTTTCATTGTCTGATGTGTTAGTGTCTGTTGGGTTAAGACCAAATGAGTATGATGATATGCTTTCTTTGCCTACAAACCAATACTATATTTTACCAAATGATATACAGTATTTCAAAATATTAACATTTAATGAGGCATCTGATAACAATGGGTTTTCCTATAAGTTCGTATTTCCAGAGTTCATGCCAGTAGTGTTTCCAGATATTAAAAAGAAGGAGGATTTATAATGGCTACTATAAGTATTACACTATTTGATGATTGTCTGAAAGAAATTATATTTGCCAGACATCTATATACCACTAAATATGTTGAAATAAAATTTAAAATGGGTTCTTATAAAAAGGTTGATTCTTTTTTAAGCATTATTAAGAATGAATATATTTTTGAAGAACCGGTTAAAAGCCCGAAACCTGAAAAATATAGGAATAAAATGGAGTTCAGCTTTGGAAATGCAGTAAAAGATGGACCTATAATTCTTGGGCTTCATAAACAGAACAGTTTTCACGATATTGTGGAAGTTGACGGACTTAAGCTGATGGATGATAATTTTAATCAGATATATATTTTCTGTAATGAATTTTGTAAGAAAACAGGTTTTGATTTTTATCATAGGCTTGATCATAAAGGTTTTTTCAGAAATCTTGTAATAAGGAAAGCAGAATTTACAAAACAGATTTTAGTAAATATTATAACAACTACAGAAATTGAGGAAACTCAGAAAAAAGAATTTCAGAAAAAGTTTAAGGAAGGTCTTTTGGCTCTAAAATTGAGTGACGGATTTAAAATTTCAGGAATTTTGCATACATTTAACGATAATTTTTCAGATATGGTAATTTCTGAGAGCGAAACTATTTTATACGGGGAAAGGGATTTGACTGAAGAAATTTTTGGCTTGAAATTTAAAATAAGTCCATATAGCTTTTTTCAGACAAATTCTGATGGAGTGGAACTTCTTTATGGAAAAGTTATGGAATACATTGATAAAGTTAGTGAAAATACAAAGGAATGTACTATTGGGTA